TCAAATGAGCGAACCGAACCGCGACCGCCTAAACAACCAGGTTATGCGCATCACCGAGAAGCTGCGCCGCGTCGAGGAGCTGGTGAGCTTGCCCGGTTCCGACGCCGCCCACCTGGACGCTGAGGTTTCGAACTGCCTCCTCGAGCTGCGCATCATCCAGCTCGAATCCCCTAACCAGGCCTTCAACTTCCTCGGCGTTCACGAGCGCCTCAAGGGCCTCGCCGCCTCCGTCGCCGCGATCCGGCACGACCTCGACCGAATCGAGCCGTTGCTCGAGGAGGCGCAGAAATTGACGATTGAGGCCATCCGCATCGTCGAGCATACCGACGACGACCTCTGATATTTGGAGACAGGCCAAGCCGCGAGGCCGCCGGGGTTCCTTCTTAGCCCTTCCTTTGTCTCCTCCCCTTTCCCCCAAACGCATATGAAACTACCCGACCGAAAAGTATACGATGCATCTGAAGCGCTTAATTTTAGTGGCGCGAAAGAGCTCCTAAAATCCGGCCTTCATTACCAGGCCTACCTCGCCCGAGACAGGGAGCCGACGAAGGCCCTTCGCATCGGTTCCGCGATGCATAAGCTCGCCCTCGAAGGCACGGCCGCGTTCCTGGCCGAGTACGCCGTCGCCCCGGAATGCGACCGCCGGACAAGCGCAGGCAAAGCCGAATACGCGGCCTTCGCCACCGAGAACGCCGGAAAGACCATCCTAACCGCCGAGGAGGCCGACCTGGTAAAGAACACCGCCGAGGCCGCGCGCGCCCGAATCGACGCCCTCGGCCTTAAGATCGTCGCGACCGAGCAGTATCTGACCGTCGACTATTGCGGAATTCCCATCAAGGCCGGCATTGACCTAATCGCCTGCAACGCCGCCGGCAACACCGTGCTCGTCGACCTAAAGAGCACCGAGGACGCGAGCCCGAAGGGGTTCCTTAACAGCGTGCGGTCGTACAAGTACGCCCTGCAGGCCCATTGGTACCGCACCGTTTGGTCGCTTCATTCCGGGAACCCGATTCCCGCGACGTTCCTTTTCGTCGCCGTCGAGAAGCAAAGCCCCTGGGCGACCGCCACCTATAGCGTCGGCCCTAACCTCAGCTCTTGGGCCATCGCCGATTTCGAGGAGGCCGTTAAGAAATACGAGACGTGCCGCGCCCTCGACTCCTGGACAGGTTACGCCGACGAGCCCCAGGTGCTCGACGTCGGCGCAGCGCCCGGCGCCGTCCAATCGATAACCTTCGCCTAATACCAAATGGAACCCACGAACGAACGCCCCGCCCTAACTACGATCAGCACGTCCGGCCTCTACCGGCTGCGCCTGTCGGCCCCGAAGCTCGAGAAGATCAGAAGCTACGAGGATGGCACCTGCTCCGCGAACCTGTTTTTCCTCGACGACCAGGGCAATTGCCTGTCGAAAAGCTACGGAACGAAATACCCCGGTTCGCTCGCGACCCTGGTCGGCCGCATCACCGGCACGTTCGCAAAGAAGATCGCGCCGAACGCGACGCCCGCCGACCTCCAGGTATACCTTAAGCCGGCCGTCGGAAAGACCGTCGACGTCTCGGTCGAGATCACGGCCGTAAGCGAATGGAACGGCCGCCCTCAGTATAAATACAAGCTCACGTTTCCCAAGGGTTCCCAGAAGCCCGCAGCGCCGGCCGCCGACCTGCCCTCGGAACCTCCCTTCTGAGCCGGGAGCGCGCCGCCCCTCATCCTTATCTCGGGGTATGCCAGGGCCGGCAAGGGCACCCTGGCGAACGGAATCCTGGAATGGAGCAAACGCCCCGCCGCGCACGTCAACTTTGCCGACGCCCTCAAGGACGCCGCGAACGTCTTTCTGGCCGACCTCGGCCTGCCCGGCGACTTTCACGACGAGGCCTTTAAGATCGCGCACCGCGACTTCCTGGTCGCCGCCGGCAAATTCGGGCGATCTATCAATCGGAACGTTTTCGCCGAGAACCTGGCCCGATGGGTTACGCTTTGCTGCGACGGAGCAAACCGCCCGGTCGAAACCGTCGTTTGCAGCGATTGGCGATATCTCAACGAGCTTCACGTTACCCGTGATTACCTGTATGTGAAAGGGTGGCGCATTCGCACGATCTACGTCGAGACGGTCGGCGTCCTTCCGGCCAACGACGAGGAGGCCTGGAGCGTACGCGAAATCGACGGCCACGCGCCGTACGACGCCGTTTATATGTTCCGGCCCGGCTCGGTTAACGAAATCAAGGAGGAGGGGCGCCGGCTCGCCGCGTCGTGGAACCTTTGAGCGAAGCCGATTACGCCTGGGCCGCGCGCGTGGGCATTACCAGGGCCCGCGCCGATTGGCTCGCATCCTGCCCGTCTAAAACGAAATGGGGCAAGGAGCGAAAGAACCCGCGCCCCTACAACCCAAACCATAACCTCCAGGTCGTCGGCGGCCTGGTATACTTCCGCTGCCGGTCGAACGGTGTCGACGTGATCGAGCGCCTTAACGGCTCGATTGAGGAATGCCGCAAGCGCCGCGACGAGCTTCTGGCCGAAAAGAAGGCCGCGAAAAAACTATGAGCAAACCGATTCGATTCGTAGCCGCCGGCGACAATCACGGCGACCTGGCAGACCCCGAGGCCCTCGACGCCCTCGCCGAATTCTGCCGCGACTACAAACCCGACGTGCGCGTATTGCTCGGCGACTGCTTCGATATGCGCTCCCTACGCGGCAAGGCCGACGACGCCGAGCACGCCGAGAGCTTAAAGGATGACGTTAACGCCGGCATCGCCTTTCTCCGCGCTTACCGACCGACCGTCTACCTTATGGGCAATCACGAGCACCGGCTTAACAGGGTTATTGAGAGCACCGGCGACGGCATAAGACGCGACTATTGCCAAGACATACTCGACGGCATCACGTCGGAGGCCAAGGGCCTCGGCTGCAAGACGATCCTCCCCTATCACGCCGAGCGCGGCGTTTACCGGCTCGGCCCTGTCGCCTTCGTTCACGGCTACTCGCACTCCATCAACGCCGTTCACGACCAGGGGAAGCATTACGCCGATCGGGGCGGCGCCCTGGTTTGCGGTCATATTCACCGGCTCGAACAGGTTAACCTCCAGAAACACCAGGGCGGCGCGGCTTTCTCGGCCGGCTGCCTATGCCGTAAAGAAGATATGGCCTACGCGTCGCACCGCCTGGCCTCGAGCAGATGGGGCCTCGGCTTCGCGGCCGGCTGGACGGACGGCGACCAATGGAAAATCTGGTTGGTGCATCGCATCTCGCCCGGCCGCTGGATTTGGCAGACCGACCTCAAGATTTATTCGCCGAAGGTATGAAGCCGAACCTTTCGAAATCGGTCGCCGCCCTCGCGCAGCTCTTTAAATTGCCGGTTAGGGGCGAAGCGTGCCCCAAGGGTTGGTTTACAATCTCCGATTTCCAGCTGCTCCTTAATATGCGCTGGAGGCATAACGCGAGCACCAGGGCCGCCTCGATGTACGCGCGCGGCGTGCTCGAGCGCAAGCTGTGGCGCGGCTGCACCGTCGACGGCCAGGGATTCCGAACCTACGTCTACAAGCCCGCCAAGCCGTACAAGACCCTCGAGGAAGCGCTCGCCGGCTTCATATGCGCCGGCCAGGAGAGCGTTCCCAAGGGTTATGCCCGGCCGACCGTGATTGCCGACCGGCTTAACGTCTCGGTCGTCGCCGTCCGCGAGATGGCCCGGCGGCACAAAATCAAAGGCCGTATGATCCGTACCCTTCGCGGCGTTTCGGGCCTTCACGATAACCTTTACTTGCCGGAGGCCGCCCTGGTCGCCCTGCATCGACGACGCCGCAAACCGTAAACCTTGACCCCGCCCTCGCACGGCGGCAAATCCCTTCCCCCTCCCTATGCCTCTAATCGCTTCAATCGAAGCGGAACGTGCCCTCCTCGGCGTACTCATACGCGAAGGCCTTCCCCTTCCCCCAGAACTACGGCCTTCCGATTTCTCCGAACCGAAGCATATCGAGATTGCCGGCGCTATGGTCGCCCTCGTCGAGCAGGGCCAGAAGCCCGACGAGCTCGTCGTTAACGACTTTCTCCGCAAGGCCGGTTCGACCGTGCCGTCGACCGAGGTTCCGGGCCTTACCTCCGATCACGAGACGCGCCCCTATAATCGCGCCTGGGCCGACCTCATCCTTCGGGCCGCCTCCCTTCGCCTAATCAAATCCCGCGCCGCCAGGGCGCAGCAGGAGGCCGACCTGGCCGACGCCGACCCCGATTCCCTCGCCCGGCTCCTCGACGTCTCCGAGCACCTTAGGCGCCGCGAGGCCGACGAGCAGGGCCTGGAACATATGACCCTCGGGCAGCTCGAGGCCTTCGATCGTCGTAACGACCCCGACTCAGTAATCGGCGACCGATGGCTGACCAGGGGCGGCTCGATGCTCCTCGTCTCACAATCCGGCGTCGGGAAATCATCCTTCGCGATGCAACTTATGATCTGCCTCGCGACTCAACGCCCTTTTTTCGGGATACGCGCCAAGCGCCCGCTGCGCATCGTATACCTCCAGGCCGAGAATTGCCTCGGCGACGTCAGCGAGGGGTTCGTCGACATATGCGCCGGCCTAAACCTGCACGCGCCCGAACGTAAGACCCTCGAGGAGAATCTGCACATATACCGCGACGCGACCTCCGTCGGGCCGGCCTTCATCGCCCGGCTCGAGCAGCTTACGAAACGTCACGCGCCCGACCTGGTAGTCGTCGACCCTCTCCTCTCATTCTGCGGAATCGAGGTCGCCGATCAGCTCGCCGTCACGGAATTCTGTCGGCATCGCCTCGCGCCCTTCCTCGAGGCCTCCGGCGTCGTGCTCGTCGCCGTGCACCATACGACGAAGCCCAGGACGGCCAAGGATCGCGAAGGGCAGACGATATCCGACCTGGCATACTCCGGGGCCGGTGCTTCCGAGCTCGTGAATTTCGTACGCGAGGTCGGCGTATTGCAGCGCCTACCCGGCGAGGCGCCGGTATTCCGTTTCGGCCTCACCAAGCGCCGCAACCGCGCCGGCCTCCAGAACGCCGCCGGCGAGCGCAAGGGCGAGGTGCTCATCCGGCACGCCAAAGAGCAAGGGATTATCCGCTGGGAATACGCCGACGAGGCCGACCTGGCCGCCGACCCCTCCGAGAAGGGTACCAGCCCCGCCAGCCAGACCCCTCGCCAATCGAGCGTAAAGGTGCCGAGAATCGATTAGAACAGGGTCGCCCTACCTCCTACACCCTCCGACCCCTCCTAAGCCCTTGGCAAACCTTACGCCAAACCTACCCCGAACCGACATACTTCCGTGTCATACTTCCGTGTCATACTTCCGTAATATATACCCCTATGGGGATATATTGAGCCCCTCCTTAGGCTCCGTGGCCGTCGCCGGTCGGGGCTCCGTCCGAAACCGCCACCACCTCGGATCGGGCCGAGCCCCCTATGCCCGGTCATAATCGGCCGAGGAAAGGCCTATCGCGGAAACGCGCGGCGCAGCTCCGAACCCTCCGACGATGGGCGAAGGCCTGGAGGGAGACGCCCGAGACGATGGAAGCGCACCGGCAGAAGGCCACCGAGGAGGCCCGCAGGAAACGCCGCGAGAAGCACGACGCCCTCGTCGCCCTGGTCGGAACCCTGCCCGCCAGGATCACGACCGAGCGCCTGCGCCAATTCATCGCCGAGGAATACCCGAAGGGCCGTAACCCCAGGAGCTGCCTTAACCGGCTCACGCGGCACGGCCTGGTCGCCTACGACTACGCCCTGGGCCTATGGCTCAACCTTTGCCCTTTGAACCCTGGCAAAGACTTGAACTAAAACCGATGCGTGCCGAAGCCCTTGCACGATATGACCGCGCCGCCTCGCGACGCGCGCACGTTCGACGAATGGTTTTACAAGCAGCCGAAGGCCGACCAGGCGCGAATGAGGGAGCTCAACGTATTGCCTTACCGCGAGGCCGTGAAGCCCCGACACATATTCGAGGTCGACGCGAATTCGCCGGCTTGGAATTCCGACGAGCCGGCCGCGCAGCTGATCTCGAACGTCGAGCCGTTGCCCAGGACGGAAACGGATACCTTTCTGACCAGGGAACACGTTCGCACGATGCTACGCGGATTCATCGACGCGCTCGCCCTAACCGATTCGTTCCAGGTTCGCCGGCACGTCGAGCTTACGCGATGGGCGCTCGAGCTGCCCGGTCGGCTGCCGGCTACGATCATCGCCAGGATGTATCGCATTTCGAAGCAGGCCGTCCACAAACGCGCGCGCACCTTGCGCGAACAGATATCGCCCGACGCCCTCGGCGGCTTCCGGCACGCGAGAAACCGCCGTTTAAGGAAAGGTTATGCTCGGTAAACGATTGCTTCGAGAGTTTTATGATTGGAGGAAATCAATCGTTTAGCCCTATATGCTCGCATTAATTGAGCGTAACGCAGTCAATCGCTCATTGCCCTATGGAAAAACGCCCTAAAACCGCAGAATACCCGGGTAAGGAATCTATTACGAGCGGGTTCAATCGCGCGAGGGGCGACACTCCGAAGGTTTTTTTATGATTACATACGACGAATGAACGCAGAAAACAAACCCCTCCCGAATCTCGAGCTTGCGCGTGCGCTTGGCATCACGCCGCAGCGCGTGAGCGTGCTCAAGCGCGAGGGAATGCCGGCGCATTCGGTCGAGGCCGCTCTCGCCTGGCGCGAGGAGCGAGCAGTAGCCAGGTCGGCGCGTGCGCCGGTCGTCGCGTCGGCCGCGTCGCTCGACGACGGCACGCTGGCCGGCACGATCGCCGAGCACCGTCGGCTCGTCGACCAGGCGCGGGGCGTATGGCTCGCGGCTATGACCGGCGGCGACGTCAACCAGGCGAAATATCAGACGGCGTATAACCAATCCCTTAAAACCCTGGTTGCGCTCGAGGAGGAGCAGGAGCGCCGGGCAATCCTGGCGCGCGAATACATCAAGGCGACCGAGAGCGCCGAGACGATGCGCCGGCTTATGGCCGAGGTCGTCGAAAGGTTCGACAAGCTCGCCCTGGATTGCGCCGAGGGTTGCAACCCCGAGAACCCGCCGAAGGCCGTGAAGGTGCTCGAGGCCTGGGCGCGCAAGACGCGGGCGCAGCTTACGGAGGGGCTCGACGATGGCGCGTAAGCGCAAGCCGGCGAAGCGTAAGCCGATGCCGCCGCCGACGAGGATCACGCCGGACAAGCGCCGGAAGATACTTGAGCGTTTGCGCGACCTGGTACGCAGGAGGGGCTATGACTAACGACGAGCTGCGGCGAATCGGCCTCGAGGTGCTTAGGCCTTCCGACGACGGCGACATCGTTCGATGGCTCGAGGCGAACGTGAGCTCGATTCCCGACTCGCCGATGCCTGGGCCGTTCCGATCCGAACGGACGCCCTGGATCGCCGCGGCCCTTCGCTTGGCCGCAGACCCCGAGACGCGACTGCTCACGATCCAGGCGAGCATCCAATCCGGCAAATCCCTCTTTGCCCGGTTGTATCTCTGCTGGATGATCGCGAACAAACCCGGCCCGACGATGCTGCTCCAGGCCACCGACCCCGAGGCACGCGACTTCAGCATTCGCAGCTTGCGGCCTCTGTTCAACAGCTGCGAGCCGGTCGCGCGTCGACTGAAGGCCGACGATTCGGACAGGTCGACGACGATAGATTTCGACCGAATGACCCTCTACTGCCGAGGCGCCTGGAACGAATCGAACCTTCAGCGCCTGTCCCTTCGGACGGTGATCGGCGACGAGGCCTGGCTATATCCTCGCGGGCATATCGGCGAGGCGAGCGCGCGCGTCACGGCGTTCGGCTGGATGGGAAAGCGAATCTTTATGTCCCAGGGCGGCACGGCCGGCGACGAATGGACGTACACGCACGAGAGCACCGACCAAAGGGAATGGAATTTCTGCTGCCCTAAATGCGGCGAGCTCCAGCCCTGGGAATGGGCCCAGGTACGGCTGCCGGAGGACGCGAAGGCGACCGGCACCTGGGATTTGCTTAGGGTCGCCTCGGGCACGACGTACGAATGCCGGCGCTGCCTGGAGCGCCTGCCCGACACGAACGCGACCCGGCTCGAGGCGAACGCGAAGGGAACGTTCGTTGCGACGAAGCCGTCGAGCGCCGCCGGCTACGTCGGCCTGCATTGGAACGCCATCGCCTGTATGAGCTGGGGCGAGCTGGGCGTGCTTATGCTCAAGGCCGCCGAGGCCGTCGACCTGTACGCCGACGAGGAGCAGCGCCGGCTATTCAAGCAGAAGCGCCTTGCGCTGCCCTGGTCGGAGGAGGGCGGGGCGATCGTGAACCTCGAGGAAGCCGGGCCGTACCAGGCCGGCGAGGATTGGCCGCACGAGGCGCGCATCACGCCGAAGGGCGAGGTCGTTTCACGCGAAGGGGCGCCGGAAGGGTCGCACCGTTTCCGAACGGCCGGCGTCGACGTGCAACGCGGTTCCTTCTGGATCGCGGTTCGGGCCTGGGCAAAGACCGGGCATAGCCGGCTGCTGCATTACGGAAAGGCCGAGACGTGGGAACAGCTCGACGACCTGGTGCATAAATTCGGGGTACATAAGGCCCTCGTCGCGGTCGACTCCGGCGATCAGTCCGACACCGTATACCGCGAGGCCGGCGCGAAGCGCGGTTGGAAATGCACGAAGGGTTCGGGCCAGACCGATTTTACCGTGCGTGACCGCAACGGAACCTCTAAACGATTCTATTCCGACAAGCAGAAGGTTCACGTTCCAGGATACGCGCAGCGCGCCGAGCTCATCGTATTCTCGGCCCTGGCCGCGAAGGACATCCTTAACGGCCTGCGGCTTAAGAAGCTGCATACCTACCCGGCCGACGCCCCGCCCGAATACGCCGAGCAGCTCAACGCCGAGGTTAGGGTAATCAAGGCCGGTAAGCCGATTTGGCAGCTCCGGGCCGGCAAGCGCGATAATCACGCCCTTGACTGCGAGGTATTGGCTATGCTTGTCGCCCTGCGCTGGGGCCTGGTCGGCCGCGAGGCCTCCGAGGTTGGCGACTTGCCCTCCGACAAATGAGGGTTAGATTACCCCAGGGTTGCGGCCGGCGTAGTTTCAGGGGTTGTGCGTTCCTGGGGCATAGGGTACACGGCCGCAACCCTTCCCCCTTGGGCGTTGCCTAACCCCGCAAAGGTATGGCCTCTGGTTTGTTTATAGGGTTGACCGAAACGCAGCTGCTGGCGATCCGCGACAAAGCCGTCGCCGATATCACCCAGGGCCGCGTAATTACCTCCTACTCGGATTCGGGTTCGAGCGTTTCGAAATCGTATGCCCTTCCGGCCAAGGAGATGTTGGCCGAGGCCCTGTTTGCCCTCAGCCGGCTCGACCCTGGCACCTATGGGCGCCGTCGTAACGTGATCTCGACCAATTGGGAGAACCGCGACGAAGGTTAATTTATGGCCCCCCGAAAGAAAAACGGCACCGCACGCGGCGCCTCACGCAACGCCGCCAAGGGCGACGAGCCGAAGGCCCGCAAGGCCCGGGCCTCCATTAACAATTGGCAAAGCGTGGGCAGCTCGGCCGCCCGGCGTTACCTGTTTCTTTCCCCTGCCCACGACCTGCGCCGCGACCTGTCGCCTTACGACCGGCTTACGATGCTCAAAAAATGCCGGTGGGCCGAGCGCAACTCTGGCCTGTACCGGCAGATTCTGGCCGACCTGGTTATGTACGCGGTCGGCGACGGCATCACGCCGCAATCGCACGCGAGCACCGAGGAGAACGCCAAGCTTTACGAGGAATATTTCCGCGAGAAATCCCGACGCATCGAGCTGACCGGCCGCTGGTCGTTTAGCCAGGTGCAGGCGCTCCTTTTGCGCGCGATGGTTCGGGACGGCGACGCGTTCGCCGGCAAGATTCGAAACGCTCGCGGCGAGGCCAAGTTGCAACTGTTCGAGGCCCATAAGGTCGGAAATCCCGACGGCCCCGAGATTCCCGAACGTATGTGGGACGGCATCCAATTCGGCGCCTTCGGCGAGGTCGTCGGTTATAACGTCTACCGTTCCGACGGCCGTTCGCGCCTGGTGATCGGGCCGGCGATGATGCATATTTGCGATCACGAATACGTTTCCGGGGCTCGCGGAATTCCGCTGCTGCAACATTCGCTCGCGACTATCCAGGATTCCCAGGAATTGCTTCAATTGGAGCTTAGAGGGGTCAAGGACGGGTCGGATATTACGCGCGTGTTGAAAAAAGACGGCGGCTACGTCGACGAAACCCTGGCCGGCGAAATCTCCGGCAATCGCGCCGAATGCGGCGACCTGGGCGCCGTCGCGGCCGCCTTCGGTGGGAAGCTGCTTACCCTCTCGCCCGGCGAATCTCTGGAATCCTTCGCCTCGGCCCGCCCCTCGCCGACGTTCGCCGGATTTTTGGATGCGCTAAATCGGGATATCGCCCAGGGCGTCCTTCCGTACGAATTTGTCGGGGATAGCAGCAAAATAGGGGGCAGTTCGGTTCGCCTCATAGTGGGCAAGGCAGCGCGCGTATTCGGGAAGTATTCTCAGATAGTTATCGAGCAGCTTTGCGTTCCGACCTGGGGCTATTTGCTGGGCGACGCCATAGCCCGGGGCGAACTGCCCGACGACCCCCATTGGGCGCGCACCAGCTGGACGACCCCGAAATCAATCACCGTCGACTCGGGCCGCGATTCCGCGAACGACCGCGCCGACCTTTTCGCCGGCATCACCAATTTCACCGAGCTGTTCGCGCAGCGCGGAACGGATTTCCGTACAGAAATGACCAGGCGCGCCGACGATATGGCCTTTATTTCGAACCTCGCCCGCGAGCGCGGCATTCCGTTCGAGCTGCTTTATATGCCGACGAACGTAGCCCCTGGCACGGTCGCCCCGATGCTCGAGCAGCCGGCCAAGGCACAGGCCGCCGGCGAAGCCGAACCTTCCGAACCCGAAGAAACAAATTCCTAAAATGAACCGATTCCTTCTGAACGGCCTTCGCGGCCGCGAGCCCCTTCTGATCGAGCCGAGCCGGGCCCAGGATCACGCCGCCCTGGCCGATAAGGTCGGATTTACCGACCTCATATCGAAGCTGTTCGGCGACCGTCCGAAGGCCTACCTAATCGACGACGGCGAGAAGCGAATCGGCGTCGTGCCGGTGCACGGCGTGATCGGGAAGTCGCTCGCCCCTGTCGAGAAGCTGACCGGCGCCGTCGACGTCGACGACATTTCGAACGATATCGACGCGATGCTCGAGGCCGGCGCCGACCGAATCGCCTTCGACGTCTCCTCCCCTGGCGGCACCGTGACCGGCGTCGAGGAGCTCGCGAACAAGATTCGCGCCCTGGGCGTTCCGACGATGGCCTATAC